GTTTAGCAAATGCTAAGTTCTATGATGTTTACATTAGAGAGGTTAGATAATGAACTCAACGATTATTGCATTAATGCTAGTCACATCACAAGGTGCAACAGAACTAGCGACATTTGATAGTGAACAAGAGTGTATGGCTGCGAAAGCACAGATTACTTCTTCAGATAGTTTCTGTTATAAACGTGGACCATTTGACCCTCAAGATTCACTAGATCAAATGTCAAATATTTTAACACAGATGGCTAAAGGATTAAAAGAAGCCATGAAGGAAATGAAAGAAAATGAATAAACAAGAAGTTATTGATTGGATATTAGATAATAAAGAAATCATTTATTTAGTTGCGGTATTACTTACACTTGTATTCTTACTTGTATCACATGTAAAATATGCAATAGCATTACAAAGTTGTACAGCAAAAATTGAACAATACAAACAAGACGAGCCAAAGCTTGATGTAGGCGAAGGCGGTTTTGATATATGGGAATCTAACTTAGTACCAAATGGCTGAAGTATACGATATTATAGAAGAACTAGCGTCTAATAACTCTAGAAATTTTAAGATAGAAGTATTAGAAAAGCATATATACAATAATGTATTGAAGACTGTAATACACAAGGCATTAGATCCTTTTACACAGTTCTATATACGTAAGATTCCAAAGTATGAACCTAATGGGCATGGTTGCATAATGGAAGCAATGAAAGAATTGTTTCTATTAGAAAGCCGACAAGTTACTGGTAATGCGGGCATTAAACACCTCACTCAGATTCTTAATAATCTCTCTCCAAAAAATGCGAAGGTTATTGAGTTAATCATCGCTAAGGATTTGAAGTGTGGTGTTTCAACCGCTACAGTTAATAAAGTTTGGCCTGGTCTTATCTTAGAATATCCTGTTATGCTAGCTTCGAAGATGGAAGAAAAGACTCTATCAAAAATGAATTGGCCAGCATACGTACAGCTTAAACTCGATGGTATGAGATTTAATGCTATTGTTAAAGAAGGTAATGTTGAATTTAGATCTCGTAATGGTAAATCAATACAACTGCATGGTCGTTTAGAAGAAGACTTTAAGAAGATGGCCGGTGAGTTTATGGATGTGGTATTTGATGGTGAACTTGTAGTAGCCGGAGATGATGGTCTATTAGATCGTCAGACGGGTAATGGCATACTCAATAAAGCAGTTAAAGGCACCCTGAGTGAACCAGAGGCTGACCAGGTACGTGCTGTGGTATGGGATTATATACCTTATGCTTATTTTGTAGATGGTGTTTGTCCTATGCCATATAGTGAACGATTAGATCGTATTGAAAACACCTCAGAGAAGGTCCAGTGCATCCACACATATGATGTAGAGAATATTGACGAAGCAAATGAATTGTTTCAAAAGTTCTTAGATCAAGGTGAAGAAGGTATTATGTTGAAATCAAGACAACATATCTGGGAAAATAAACGATCTAAGCACTTAATTAAATTTAAAGCTGAATTAGACTGTGACCTTAAAGTGGTCGGTTACCAGGAAGGCACAGGGAAGTACCAGGGACAGATGGGTGCATTGATATGTGAATCTGAAGATGGGCAATTACAAGTTAATGTAGGAAGTGGATTTAATGATGAAGATCGTAAAAAACTTACAAAGGAAGTTGTGGAAGGCAAGGTTATTACTGTCAAGTATAACGCTCGTATACAAAGCAAGAATGGCGATGAAAGCTTATTTCTTCCAATCTTTGTTGAGGTCCGTGAGGATAAGGATCAGGCGGATCATATTAAAGATATAAAGTAATATAAATATGTATTACAGCGCCGATATCGGCGAGAGGAGGAAAGACTATGAAGACTTTAAACTTCATAGTTCTATTAGCTAGTTGTTTTGTTTTTAATTTAAAAGCCGAAGAGCTCCCTAAAGAACTATATATGCCTAATGACGCGGGCGGATTTATAGTAATTACAGTTGAGGAATGTGGTATTGAATACGTCAAAGAAACATTCCCAAATAGAGCATACGCAACAGAAGTAACTGATGATACCGAAGTAGTGCATGAAGGATGCTGGATGACAGAAGTACCACCTAATCCACAATACATACCACTCTTTAATATCTTTTTTGAACCTAATATTGTTGCATCATTTCCACATAGAGACTTTAGTCCTATAAAGAGAAGATATTCGCCGGAGGAACTAATATGAGAGAACTAATTTATCTCATATTATGGTGCTTGGCAATGGGTACTGCTTTTTCATATTCACATGCGGCAGAACAACCTAAATTATTAGTTTATCAATATTCATTTGAAGTAAGGATTGTCTTATCAGATAAACCTTGCCCAAACAATCAAGGCTGGCAAGCTGCAGCGCAAAGAATTGATCGATTAGTAATGCCAGCATGCTGGGTGCAAGACCCACATAATGAATTGAACGTAAAAATAACATGGCCTGACGGTGACTTTTCTGTATTTGAATTGGAAAAATTTAAACCATTTACTGAATAAATTATTGTACTTTAATTTGTACTTTTGATATAATTACATTATGACAAATTTTTATACTTCTATTATCCAACACGGTAATACACTACTTGTTCGTGGTTATCGTGATGGACAGCAATACAAGACTAAAGCCAATTTTAGTCCAACACTCTATATCAAAACAACAGATAACCGGCCATCTGAATGGAAAACTTTAGATGGCATTCCGGTGCATCCAGTCAAACAAGACTCAATACGTTTATCACGTGAATTTGTAGATCGTTACAAAGGTGTCGAAGGATTCGAAGTCTTTGGCCAAACACAATATGTCTATCAATTCATATCAGAATATTGGCCAAACACAATCAAATATGATCCTGAGATGATCAAAGTATTCTCAATCGATATTGAAACTGCAACTGAAGAAGGTTTTCCAAACATCGAACTGGCAAATGAAGAAATACTTCTTATCACAGTCAAAGATAATTACAATAAAAAGATTGCAACATTTGGTACTCGAGAATATAATAATACTCGTGATGATGTTAAGTATATTCGGTGTATTGATGAACAACAGATGCTCAAAGAATTCATTGTCTTCTGGCAAAACAATTATCCTGATGTCTTAACTGGTTGGAACATATATGGTTTCGATATACCATATCTTGTTAATCGTATGAATCGTATAGTTGGTGAATCAATGACTAATCGTTTATCACCATGGGGTATCATACGTGATAAAAAGATCTATGCAAATGGTAATAACATTCAATCATATGACTTTATCGGTATTTCTACACTAGATTATCTCGATCTCTATAAAAAGTTTACATATCAAAACCAAGAATCATATCGTCTAGACTATATTGCGGAAGTAGAACTTGGTCAAAATAAACTTGAAAATAAATTTGATACATTCAAAGATTTCTATACTCAAGATTGGCAACGATTTGTAGACTATAACATTCATGATACTGAATTGGTTGATCGTCTTGAAGATAAGATGAAACTTATTGAGTTAGTCTACACTCTAGCATTCGAATCTAAGATTAATTTCAATGATGTTTATTCACCTGTACGTATGTGGGATATGATTATCTATAACTATTTACGTGATCGTAAAATTATTATTCCTACAAAGTCAGATGAATCAGAAAAACCTACAGCATTCGAAGGCGCATATGTCAAAGATCCTCTTGTTGGTCAACACAAATGGGTTGCTTCATTTGATTTGAATTCTCTATATCCACACTTAATCATGCAATATAACATGTCACCCGAAACACTAACTGATACTAAAGTTAATGTAGATGTAGAATCATTATTGAATGGTACTGAAATAGATAAATCAAAAGTTGCAGGTCTAGCAGTTACAGCAAATGGTTGGTGCTATCGAAAAGATGTCAAAGGTTTCTTACCAGCGCTGATGGAAAAGATGTATACTGACCGTTCTAAATTCAAAAAGCAAATGTTGAAAGTAGAACAAGAATATGAAAAAACAAAAGAGCCAAAACTTGTAAAAGAAATATCTCGATTACGTAATCTTCAAATGGCTATGAAAATTGCCTTAAACTCAGCTTATGGTGCAGTCGGTAATCGATACTTTCGATACTATGATCTGCGTATTGCAGAAGGTATCACTTTATCTGGTCAATTGTCTATCCGTTGGATGGCAAATAAACTTAATGCGTTTATGAATAAGACCTTAAAAACAGAAGATAAAGATTTTGTCATAGGTATCGACACCGACTCCATCTATCTTTCACTTGAACAACTTGTTGAACAAACGTGTAAAGGTAAGTCCACTGAAGAAAAGATTCAATATATGGATAAAGCATGCAATCAAATCATTGAACCATTCATTGACAATGGGTATAAAGAACTTGCTGAATATATGAATGCTTATGATCAAAAGATGCAAATGAAACGAGAAGTACTGGCTGACAAAGCAATATGGGTTGCTAAGAAACGGTATATTCTAAATGTGCATAATTCAGAAGGTGTACAGTATGCTAAACCTAAGATCAAAGTATCTGGTCTAGAAATGGTTAAGTCTTCTACACCGTCTGTAGTTCGTACTAAACTTCATGAATCATTGAAAGTTATTCTACATGAAGATCAAGCAGCTCTACACAAATTTGTTGCTGACTATAAAACAAAATTCTTTAAATTGCCGGTAGAAGAAATTGCATTCCCTCGTTCTGTATCTGCAATTAAAGAATACAGTGGATCAAATACAATCTATCGTAAAGGTACACCGATCCATGTTCGTGGTGCATTACTTTATAATTACTATATTAAACAATATAACTTAACACGTAAGTATCAACCAATTAATAATGGTGATAAGATTAAATTTGTGTATGTCAAAAAAGGTAATCCATTCAATGAAAATGTTATTGCATTCTCATCTGATTTACCAAAACAATTTGGCTTACATGATTTCATTGATTATGATTTACAATTTGAAAAGGTATTCCTAGATGCAGTACAAATCGTTGTTGAACCTCTTGGCTGGCATGCTGAAGAGCAAGCTAATCTTGAGTTGTTTTTTGGTTAGTAGTTGTTCAACACTACATTTAACCGAAGAAGATGAGTATTTTATTGATCCTAATCAGGCACAAATAACTGTATATGAATTTTAAACGTGATGTATTAGAAAGTATTATTGATGTTGGTAGTGGATTTATATTATCTATTGCTATTCAATTAATTACATTTCCATGGTTTGGTCTACATCCTACAATATTTGATAGCTTTGGCATAGCACTTATATTCATGGTTGTTAGTATGACACGGTCTTCTCTATGGAGATTATATTTTAGGAAAAAAAGAATTGTACATTAAATTAGAAACAGGATATAATAATAAAATGAAAGAATGCACTATATGTAAAAAACCATGGAATCCAAAATGTAGTTGGATGCCATGTCAATTAACTCGTTTATACGATAATAAGAAGGAGAAGAAATGAGCCAGAACTGGGTACAAGATATGGCTGTTATGCATGCAAAGTTTGATGTTAACAAAGCTGTAGAAAGCATGAGTCCTGAAGTATTGAAAGAATTCTTAAAATTTAGAATTAATTTCTTACAAGAAGAACTTGATGAAATGAAGAAAGCAGATAATGCTGATGATGTAGTAGATGCTTTAATTGATCTATGTGTTGTTGCAATCGGTACACTTGATCTATATAAAGTTGATGCGTAC